ACTACTGTGGTAATATCATCTACCAATCCTTGAATAGCATCTGTTCCTCCTTGACTTTCTACAAGCTTGTCATACTCGGCTAACTCTTCTTCTGATAATAATTGCTCTATTAATGTTCTAGGAACTTTATCTCCATACAATGCTACAGTTTGTATCTTTCTGATTAAATCTGATTGTATTTGAGAATCGCTTAACTCATCCTCAGCTTCAGGTTCTCTTCTATCAATGTTAAGAGAGTTCATTAATTTTTGTTTTACATGGTCAAACGCTGCTTGTTTTTGAGCATCTGTTATTTCAAACTCATTTGTATCTTGATTGAAGTATAAATCAAATGGATTATCAGTTTTATCTGTAACAATTTTATAGTTCATACTGTCAGCTAGTACACTCTCAAGCTCAAAGCCTTCATCAATTAAAGATTTAATCTCTGTGTCTAAACCTTTCATTAACTCTTCATTACTTACAATCTCATCATACAGTTGCCCTTGGTATTTTAAACTTCTACCCTCAGTATCTTGTAAAAATTTAGTTCCTAAATTCTGTGCAATAGTATTTACTTCTCCGTCTATATCATATTTATCTCTGGTAAACTTAGAGAAGTATCCAAGCTGTGATACATCTAATGTTTTGCCTGTAGGGTTTCCATCTTCCCCCAGTTGTGAGATAATTACCTCACCAGTTTTAGGGTCTACATCTAGTGATACTCTACCAAAGTCCGTATAGTTTTGTGTAAGCTCGTGCATAAACACTTCTATTTTAGAAGCTGAACCATCTTGTGCACGCTGTGCGTAGTTATCGAAGTTTGAATTAAAACCTTCTACTGCATCAAAAAGTAAGCTTGTACCTGATTTTAAATTGTTTTCAAAAGCATTATACTCTGCAAGAGTTGAGTCTTTGTCTTTATACCTTTGTAAAGCAGAAAGAGAATATTCTCTTGCCTGGTCTGTATATCCAGAAAGTATTCTGTTTAGTGCAGTGTTTTGTCCAACAGGTTTATTAAGTAAGGTCTTTGTAAATTCGTTACGATTGTCAAGTATTTCTTTTTTAGTAGCTAACCTAGCTTCTTCATCAGCTTTTAATTGGTCAGTAAATTTTTGACTTACCTCTGCCCAGTTAACAAACAAAGGTTCTTTATCTCTTACGTATCCGTATCCTGTAGGCATAATCTATATTTTAAGCTGTTGCTCCTGTAAACCCAGCCATTCCACTACCACTACTTGAGCCGCCTCCTGAGAAACCACCCATTGAATCTCTTCCTGTCTCTACAATATCTTCTTCTAAATCACTACTTTCATCCCCATCAAATGGGTCTTTCTTAGCAAGGCCAGCAGCTAACTGACTTAATAAATCAATACCTGCTCCTGTTGCCCCCATTTGTCTTGCTCTTTGGTCAGCTAACATTCCTTGTAAACCTTTTACTTGTTCAAGCTCTAACTCTGCTGCGGCAGCATCTGCTTGTTGTCCACCTATAGCTTGTCTTAATTGTAAGTTAGCTAGTCTATCATCATACGTTGCTCCAGCTTTTTGCTGAGCCTCTTGTATAGCCATAAGCGCTCTTCCACCAGCTGCTAAACCTCTTTGGTCTCCCTCTGCTACACGCTGCAAGAAGTCTCCAGCAGTTGCTCGAGATGCGTCGAGAGCTAACTCTAATCCTGTGGTTGGAACAGATAACCCTGCGAATCTATCCATATCTAATCTACCTTGTGCGCTTGCAAATAAATCATCTATCTGGCCTTGATATTCTCCTTGAAGCTGTCTAGCGTTTCTGGCTTGTCCAAAACTAAAAGCTGCTGGCGCACCTTTAGATAGTAATTGACTTCCTACTTTTGAAACAGCCGCTTTACCAAGTGCTGGTAGTGCTTCTTTTGTAACAAATTTACCCACTGCTGGTAGTGCTTTTGTTTTTAAAAATGTACCCACTGCTGGCAATGCTGTTTTAGCTAAGAATGTTCCCGCTGCTGCGAGTGCTGAACCTATTGGCATATTATATTTTTTTTATCATTTCATTACAGTTTACATCTCCTTGTACATAACCCCACTCTTCATAGGTTTTCATTAGGTTATCATTTTTAAGGATAGCGTAAACAAATTTACTTCCTTGTTCTTGACAGATGCTTGTCAGCAATCCAATCAAGTGTTTTACTGCATCGTGTCTTAATTTTTTATCTACATTTTTATCTGAGATAATCCATTCTACCCACGATACTTTTGAGTTGGTAAAATACACAAAACCTGCGCAAACAGGTTTATCTTTGTATGAAACCATTATTCCTCCTTGTCCATCTTCTGGTAAAAATTCTTTCGGTGGAGGAGTCCAACCCCATTCTTTCCACCAATTTACCAAAACTTCTTCATAATCAGAAGGATTTAATTCATTTATGTTAAATTCCATTCTATGCAAAGATACTAATTTTTACGGATAGCTTTTCATAACTTCAGCCTCTACAGCAAAGAGTTCAACTGAAGTTGTACTTGGATTTGTAAGTGTAAAGTTTAATTGATGACCTAACATACCGTTTACTTCTGCCTCAATATTTTTAATGTATAACATATAGGGGTCTGTAACACCTATCGTTTGTGCACCTGTTATGTTTGTATTAGCAAACAATCTGTTTATACCACTTCTTAAATCTACCTCAATATTAGTTATTTGTCCTGCAAATTTTACAGTGGTATATTGAGGTTCAGAAAAATAAAGATAATCACCTATACTAACTATATCGCCAATAGATACCAGTGGGTTTACAGAAAAGTTTACAGTAAGCACATTGCTTTGTAAATTCCATCCAGAAGTTTTTCCAATACCATTAGCAGACCTTAGCGCAAATTCATTATCAGGCGCTGGTATTTGATTTGTTTTTCTAAGGTATGCAAAGTATGCACCTTCTTTCTTTTCAAACCACCTGTAGTCAACATATCCTTCATCTTGTATATCTGTCTTTGAGTTAACTGTCCATGCAGAATCTGATTCTAGGTTTATAGTTTTAAATATTTTATTCTCTAGCGGGTTTTGATTAAACACACTTGTTATTTGAGAATCATACTGTTGGCCATAAAAATTATTTCTAACTTCATTTGTATTGTGTTTATATAAATTACCACCATTAAAAGAATACAAATAATTATTCATACCCATCATATATTCTGGTATATAAGAATAAAATGAGGGCCATCCTTTTACACTGCCAGCATACGTTAAAGTATATTCCGTTGTAACCGGTGATGGCACAGGAGGAACTGTACTAGGTGTAGGAGGCGTAGGCGGAGTCGGAGCAGGTGGCGTTGGACTTGGTACGCTACAAGTAGTTGAATTATAAATTAGATTATTCTGACCACCCATATATCCATGATAGTAACACTCATAACTTATAGTTCCATAAAAACCAAGAACAGTAATTGTTACATCTCCCCAATAATATGTATATGTATTCCCATCTAAACCAACTTTAGGCCCAACCGCATTTGTACCTGTATATGTAATTGAACCAGTTAAATTATAATTTTGTATAGCAATTGGATGTGCTGCCGGAACGTTTTTCAATACGTATGTTCCTACATTAGTTCCGTATGTACCATAGTTTCCACCAAACACATACTTATTACTTCCGCTAATATTTTGAATTGTAACTTCATTCTCAGCTCCTAAACAATAATCAGGGGCTGGCGTTGGCGCAGGAGTCGGAGGACTCGGCGGTGTAGGGGGAGTCGGAGGACTCGGCGGAGTTGGATTTGGCGCTGGATTAACTGTACCACAAGCACTTGTACATGGAACATCTACTGGAGTAAAAGTACCTGATATAGAGTTTTGTGCTACAGGTTCTCCGTTATAAAATGTTGAATCCTTATCTATACAAGGGGTAGAAATTTCTCCTTCTTGAAGTATAACTCTTTGAAAACTTCCATCACAACAACTAATAGACCATCTACATTCTCCTCCTGTTGCTCCAATAGGACAAATCAAGTCATACGATATACAGTTTGCCATTATATATAATTAAAGTACAAATTTACGAAAATTTATTGGTGCTAATCAATAAAGCCCCATATACCTGTTTGATGGTGTTTGGTGAAACAAATACCTTGTGAATTATTAAATAAGTTTGCTGGTAATATTTCTACATTTTCTTTGTCTTGTTCAATAAACTCAGATAAAGCAATAGGTCCAACGGTTTTTCTAACAATTGTACCTCTTAACTTTTCTTCATAATTTGGATAAGCACGTACTGCTTCTAAATTTTCAATAATATTTTTTCGGGAGTAGGTCAGAAACCGTGCCCAAAAATCTGACGGAGGAGAAATCATTAAGCTGTTTTGAACAACCTCATCTGCTGATGAAGCTCCAATAATATAAATTTTATTTCTATCGATTTGGTTTATAAAAGGAGATATTAATTCTACATCCATATCTATGTATGCGCCTCCTATCTTTTCTAATATTAAACTCCTAACATAATCAAGCTTAAATATCTTATGTAGCATATCCAAGACTTTAAAAAATTCTGGGTCGTTGCATTTAATAAACTCATCGATTTCAGTATCATTCCACACTTTTATACAGCAATGTGATTTCTTCCAGGAGTCTAAACAGTAGTGCCACTTTTGAGACCATTTGGATTTATCTTCAGGAGCTAGGAAGTGTAAAATCATTTAACTTGTAATGTATATAAAAGTTTCTAAAAAAGTTTCCGCCGAACGGTTCTTTCCTTGCGTGCTCACACACAGCCGATTCATACAGTATCATATCTCCTGGCTGCGCATAAACTTTATACCACTCACCATCGTGGCCTTTTATATCAAGAGGCCAGTCATCTGCGTATTTTTTATTTTGGCATCCACATCTTAAATCTTTATCTACTATAATTATTGAGGATATGTGATGTGTTTCGATTCTATCTGTGTGTTCAGTTAAACTAGAACCTTTTTTGTAAGACCTAATACCGTAAACAAAACTAGGGTCAAGTTTTCTGCCACAAAAATTTTCGTGCACATCTTTTAATTGTTTGTGTAGTATATTTTTAACTGTAGGTAAATTATCAAAACTTAACATTGTTGTTTCTCCTGGCACATAATGGTCTTTACCGTCAAAGTTTTCTTCTACTTCTTTTAATTTTAATAACTCATAACACTCTTTAATTAAATTCCACATATCGCTTGGACATTTTATTAATTCAAAACCAAGGGGTGTTAATTTAGAAAGCGGTGAGTCTGATTGTATAACATTATTGTTAACCTTAACCACTTTGCTTTCTAAAACTTTTTCCTCTTCCACTACTTCACTTACAGGTTCTTCTGTAAGCTCTTTATGTTTTTGTTCATCTCCAGCACCATCCCATCCATTTTCTCTCCACCAAGATGTAACAATATATTTTTTACCAGACACAACTGGTTGTCCTTCATGAAGCATATCATCTACAGTAACCCCATCCATCATATTTTTCCACCAAAGCGCTTTTCCTTTTTCAGCTTTAAATGATTCTGATAGCTTAGGAAAGTTAGTTTCACCACCTTCAAAGTCATCATTTAAATATATCATTAAAGTATGCGTTCTGTTTCCTGATTGTAAACAGTGCATATCATAGGCAGGCCCACTAAAAAAATCGTGATGAGGTTTAAAATATTGACCCGGTTCATACAACTGCCCTTGCAAAGATTCTCCTTTATTTATCGGTAAATTTAAATAGTCTGCTATTTTTTTATGAACACTTTTAATTATAACATTATTAGGGTCTAAATTTGAAGTGCTTGATGTTCTATGGTCTGTGATATCAGAACGGTCAGTGCCACCTACCACTACAGATGAGCGGGTGTGGTTTGCGTCTATCATTTTTATGAGTTCGTCACACTCTTCATGTGTGATAAAGTTTGATATTTCGTGCATTAGATTTAATTTAATTTATATAAAGATATAAAATATTATGGACAACCTATACAACTTTGGAAAGAAGTACCCGTCCAATATCTTGTATACGAACCGTTAGTCACATAAGTAGCAAATCCATATAAACTAGTACAAGTAGAATCTGTACCATAATAAAGAGTTGCATCACAGAATTGGGCATTATCAAAATAATGTGTATTAAATCTTGTTGCTGCACAAGCATCGTTAGCACTAATATTGTTTCTTGTTATATTGTTTATTGCAAAACAAGAGCTTGGTGTTGGAGTCGGTGGTGATGGCGGTGTAGGCGTAGGTGCTGCCGACTGACAAGTAGCACAATCAGTGTAACTAGTATAATTACTGTACAACGGTCCTGTTACTCCTCCTAAGTCTAAATACTCATAACATATACCAGATATTAATAATACATTCGGGAATATTGTTCCCCCTGGTCCGCTTACTTCAGTTATAATATCATTACCTCCAGTAGCACAATCTCCATATCTTGCGTATACTGTTGCAGGAGGAGTAGGTGGGGTAGGAGTAGGTGGTGTAGGCGGTGTAGGTGGTGGAGCACAATCTGTTAAATTACCACAAGTACCTATTTGAGTTGTAGTAATGTTACAATTTCCTACAGAAACACCTAATGTTATAACTTCCCAACATCTTGAACCATCAAATGTAGTTCCACAACCACCTCCAGTTCCTGTTCCTTTAAACGCTACTCCTGTAGTTGATGTGCTGAAGTTTACAGTAACATTATAAGTTGGCGATGTTGTGCCACACTCTCTAATCTCCACATCTGTAGTAGCTGGAGGAGTTGGAGGTGGTGATGGTGGCGTAGGAGGCGTAGGCGCAGGAGGACATCCTGTTTCCGTACCCACTGCCTGTACAGAACAATCACCTTGGCTATATGTTTGACCTGCATCACCCGCATATCTATAAAAGTAATTTATATTACTAGCACTATCAACAAACCTTTGGTCAAAAGTAGGTGCTTGAGATGCTAGTAACCAACAATCTCCATGGTTGCCACACGACGTTAATCTATACCATAATTGAGTAGGCGGCGTAGGTGTTGGAGTCGGTGTAGGTGTCGGTGTAGGCGGTGGAGGTGTTGGTGGTGTACCAGCACACGCAGTACAATCAGTAAAAGCAGCAGATATGTCATTTGTATTTACAGTACCTCCTGATTGAACTTCATAACAAACTCCTCCAAATTCAACTGATATTTTTGTACTTCCAACATCAGGGTCAGTAGTTCTTATTTGAATCACATTAGTTCCGCTACATTCTTGAACTGCCCAATAATAATATGTCGGTGTAGGCGGCGTAGGTGTTGGAGTCGGTGTAGGTGTTGGTGTTGGTGTTGGTGCGATAGTTCCTAAACATTCACTACAACTAGCATACTGTAAACT